TGGCAGGGATGACACAATAGCAATTATATTAGCGTTTTCGCAACTTTGCCAGATATGAACGTACTGCCTCAAGTTTTTTCTTTTCATCTGCATATGTTTTCAATGCCTGTAGTAATGCAATGTATTCCATATTGTCTGCGTACTTCTCACACCATTGACGTGTGATTGCAGCACGGTAGATTTTACTGTCTCCATCGTATTGTACTGTTGCGTGGAATTCAGGTTGCCAATTTTCATCTTCACCCAAGTCAACATCCCATATGATGGTGTTGCCAATTTGCAGTACTGATTTTTTGGAAGTGTTCACGTCCATGTGTATATCTCCTGTGATTTATATTTTGAAGTTACCCCAACTTTAATGGGGTAACTTGTCTTTTACTTTTTGTTCTTCATGAATTGTTCACGGAACAGATCCAGAGGCGTTTTACCGTTACTGTCAATGTTGGTTATGACAGTATCAGTACTGGCACTTGCTGGTTGTTGAATTGTTGCAGCATCAGGGGCTAATTTTTCCTTGAATTGCTCCATAACTTCTGACTGTATAGCCTGTGAAGCTGGCTGGCCTGCGTTCAGGTCGAACCCTGTCAAAGAGGTATACAGTACTGGTGTAATGCGTTCACGTTTACCGTTGATTCGTGCCTGTTGGGATTTACCCATTGTCACGTAACGGTTAAGTACTGCATCTGGTGTTTTATCTGCATCATTCATCAGGTGGCACACATCTTTTTCAGTATTATAAGGATCACTATTAGGATGTGTGACACTTACCATTACTGAACACCAATTCGTGCCTTTCATCCGCACCACATCCCCATCAAAACGATCCTTCAGTACGAACTGCACCACTGATTCAGCCAGATCGCGTTTACCCTGTGCAGTTAGTCCCTGCTGCCCTTTACCGTAGCTAACCAGAAACTGTGGTAACTGGGCGATGATGAAATCACGAACGGCATTACCCGCCAGGCTATTCAAATCACCGTTCAGACGCTGCCAGTACTGTTTATCGGCCTTCAGTCGGTTCAGGTACTCTGGAACATCAGCACGACTCAGACCGCGATTGATGAACGATTGGACGTGGTTACGCTGTACTACTGCTTCTGGTGTGTCAGTACCATCAGTGATACAGAACTGTCCATCAACCCATTGTGACGACACCAGATCAACTGTTGACTCATGTAGATCACGAACATCAGCTTTCACTGCTGCACGCTCTTCTACTAGGTCAGCAACTCGAACACGGCGGCCAGGCTGCACGAACTTGAAACCGTACTGTGATAGCTCTTGTGCATAGTATGTGAAGTCGTTCGCAGCACGGTCTGCACGCTGCTGTGCCATTTCATGATCGACCCATGTATAGGAAACCTGGAAGCGTTCACCGTCCCAGTAAATCATCTCGTCCCGGCTTTCACGACGGTATGAGTTCACGTAACTATTGCGACGACTCGTAGACATTGCCGCGATACGCTTGTTCATCAACTCTACATTGGACATTGCAACCTGAACCAGATCCGCACTGTCAATTACCTGGACATCATCCAGTACTAAACCATCGGTGAAATGATGGGTATGGATAGTACCTGTCACTTTACGAAAACGATGTGTAACCTGCTGTACGCGTTCTGGTGAACAGTTACCGATGACAATGACATCAGCCTGATCCACAACATCATTGATATTCAGACCCTCAACAATACTGTTAGTACCGATCACGCCATCGTAATTGAAATGTGACAGTACTGGATGTTTCAGAAATGCCTGAACTTCTTCTGTATCTTTCGTATCAGCCGTAATTTCAATGAAGCGTTTGCTATGACATTTACGTTTCAATACTGCAATTTCATTTTTATCGTTCAACAGAATTACCATTTTGTTCTGACTCTGCTGAATATGTTCAACGGCAGTACCTACTACGTCATTTTCACAGTATTGACGGTGCAGTACTTTTTCAAATTGCTGCTCTTTATTGACGCGGATTACATTACTGAATGTGATATTGCTGAAATATTCAGGACGAACAGTACCAGACATCAATACTACTGATTTGAACAGTTTGAAACAGTCCATAACCATTTTGTTAGTACTTGCCTTGAATGAACTATCCAGATACAACCCGTGAGCCTCATCAACTACCAGAGTCATATTTGCATATTTGTCGTGATTGTCCCTGTCATTCAGAATTGATTTCAGTTGTTGATATGTTCCGACACCACCCTCTTTCAGATTGTTGAATTCTGTCCCTTTACGCTGGTTTTGCGAAACGATACTCAACAATGGGCATACCATCAGTACACCATCCCGTTTCGACCAGTACCATGATTTACCCACACCGCAAACAGCATCCATCAGGTTCACACACGGCATGATTTTGAACTGCTCTGCAACAGCACTCAGATTCTGATCACCGTTCAGGAACAGTTCATAGTCATATTGGCTATTAGAGTTCAGTACTGCTGGTTTAACGTCAATGAATGACAGTTTCACCTTCGGCATCGGCAGTACGTACCCTGCTGGCAAATAACGGTAAAGACCTTTGATATCGCCATAATTAGCATTAGCCATACCCAGCATTTTCTGACCAGATTTCTCTGCCCCAGGACGACCAACAACATTCAGTACTGCCAACATTTGCCCATCGTTGAACCCTGCGGCTTTCATATGGTTGCCCAAAATTCGGCGGCGTTCATATTCAAGCTGCCCGGCGTTATGTTGAATTAGGTCATTGACTAACTGATCCAGTGAATCACCAAAATCGTACTGAACTGGCACTAATGGGTTTATGTACGCGGCCTTCTGAATCGGTTGAACGAATTCAATATCGGCCTGTACATCGAGCCAGTGTCCCTGATTATGATGACTGACGAACTTATCAGCATGTGCTGTGTTCAATTGCGGTAGGTACTGAATTTGCAGTGATTTACTGAATGACGCATCTGAATAGTGAAAACGCTTTTTCAGAGACTCTGAATAATCAGCCCATTGTTCTGCACTCAGAGTTTTAGCCAGGGGGAGGATTACGCGGAAGCGTTCACCCTGTTTGATACCAGTACCGCCACTTGAGTACAGTACATATTCGTATTGACTGAGATCCTTCTGAACATCCTGTACTGAAATTCCGTCATCAATATCGAGTACAACAGCGTAATGAGCAATGACGTTACTTGCACTACGTGCACCACCTTCAATCATCTGTGCCATAACAACGGCATCAAATTTTTCTTTTGCTTTGCTATATGCGTCTGCATCGTGGGCAGTGAATGTAGACCATTTAGAGCGATCCATAACCATATTTGTTATCTCTGCCCATGTCCATTCTGTATGTACAGTAGCGGCTACTGTACGGCCTTCTTCTGCGGCCTTCGCTTTGAGTTCAGCATTATCTGATGCAAATCGGTTTTGAAAGTAGGTTACTTTCAGCATTTGGTTTGTTGATAAATACATTGTGATATCCTTATCTGTATTTGGTTGATGTTAGGTATTTAACGGGATTGCTCCAACAATCCCGTTAATTGTTTATAGCTTTTTGGTTTCACAGCCGTTCTGAATGTCATTCTTCAGCACCTGAATTCTATTATTCAGTGCATCGACAATTTCAGGATACCAGCGTGGTTCTTTTTGATATTTTTCAATTACAAGTTCTATCGCCTTTATTTTCCCCCGCTGCCATGCAGCATGTGCTTGTTCAGGTTTATCGTAAGTTCCTAGGTATACTCTTTTATATGTTCCATCGCCTTGAAGCTGGTTGCATTGGGCCTTAAAACCCTTACCACTTTCACATACACCCAACATCGAACCGCGTGCATTACCACGGTCTAGCAATACTTTATTTACATACTGTGGTACATACCTGCACGCATCAGGACTGTACTGTTTGTTGTTCTGTTTCAGAAGATCTTTATCAAGGTGAAAATCACCTATATAGTTTTTAGTAAACCATTTTGCGAAATTCGAAAACAAAAACCATTCATCACAAACCGTCACCCCTATATATGTTGGATGTGATTGATGATATTTTTCAGAATAGGCTCTGTTCAGCAAATGCAACCATGCGTTATACATGATAGCGTATAGTTTCAATGCGACCTCAATTATATAGCCCTCGACCTTTACCAAATACTCAATTACTGCCGCTTTATTGATGTCCTTTTTGCCGACACCACACACATATTTTCCGTTCATTTATACATCCTTGTAGTTGATAGTTGACACCAGACATCCTGTCCGGTAGTTGCAGTACAGCCATTTCTCATAAAAATTACAGTACAGTTATATGCAGAGCCTGAATTACTTCATGTTGTTCAGGCTTTTTTATTTCAGTACTACGAATTCAGAACTGTGCTCTGATTTATTAAGTACTGAATTGCCGCTGCATTACCCGGTTTTAAGTTCTTAGTACTGCTAATACGTTCTAATTCTGCAATTTGTGCAGGGGTGAGCCTTACCATTACTGGTACTGTTTTTTTATCGGTCATTGGATTTATCCTGTAATCATTTTGACTCAAAATCGACGTGAAGAAACGCCCCTAATTGCAAGGGGCTTGCATAATCACAATCGAAAGGGAGTCGAACTTGTCTTGATACTCTTATTGTAACACTCATGCGGTTTTCATCCCAAAAAAGCGTTACTTTTTTCTTACATAGTTATTTATCAAATTAACTAAAAAACAGCCTCAAATGAGCCATAAACAAGAAAACCCGCCTAGGCGGGTTTTCTTTATGTTCAAGTACTTAAAAATTCTACAAATCAAGTTCTAGGAGTGCTTTATTACCCTGATCGATCACCTGTACTGTTTCGCATAATATCTGGAACCGTTGAACACTCAGTACTACATTGCTTTTAAGCACTATCGGATTAAGAGTACTGATAGTTTCCCACACTTTATAGAGTTCTTGTTCTATTTCACCGCCTGCCTCAAAGGTACTTTGAAGTACTTCAACTTGTTTACTCAGTTCATCGAGCAATGCAGTTAGAGTATCGTTTTCATCGTCAACTGCATTGAGTGCCAGTACAAACCCCTCGTTGATGAATTTCAGATATTCACGTGCTATCTGCACCTCTGCATCTGTTGGTTGTCTCAGCATCTCAACATTATTGTTGAGCATATCGACCTTCATATAACCCATATCGATAACACCATCATTATCGATACTGCACACCGCCAGTAATTTACGCTCCCTCGCTGACAGCAACAATGTGTGACGTATATGCGGCGTGTGGTATGTGATCTCTAACTGTATAGTGTCGCCTACACGGTTAAAATCGATACGTTTTATTACTTTCTTAATCATCACGTTTGCGTTCTGGCGTTCTGCAACTCTCTCCTGGTCTTTTAATAACTCAGTATCGAACACCACATTACTAGCCTGTAACGTCACTGCATTAACATCTGCCTGCAACTCTAAACGTTGTGCTTTCAATTTTTTCAGTACTCGAACCAGTGCCAGTACTTCATCATCTCCTGCTGTTTTTAATTCAGCCTCGTGATCTTCAATATCCGATTCCAGTTCTCTGATACGGTTAATGACATCACTATTAACTGGGGTGCTTTCCTCGAACGTTAAGCCGTTCGCGTGATTTAATAGTTCTTCCTCGATCACGCCATAGGGCATGTTAGGTTGCCCACATCCTTTTTTATGTCTCCTGCCCAGACATACCATGAATAGGTTGCCGTGTCCGTTTTTGTCGGCAATCATTGCCTCACCACACATAGTACAGCGTGAAATACCGTTAAACAGGTTCCGCTGATGTTTAGTAGTCCTCCGCGTATTATCGACTGATTTACTACTCATTATTTTCTGGACGCGGTTAAACAGTACTGCATCGATCACAACTGGGTATGCATTAATTACCTCACCATTCAAAACAGTGTGCTTACCAATTAATCGTTGATCACGCAGAGCACGGTGTACCGTTACAGTAGACCAGTTTTTACCATTATCGGTTAACCCTGCTGTGTTCAGCTTGCGTAAAATACTCGTAATCCCATGACCCTCTGCATACATTTCAAACATCAACTTGAATGTATGGACTAGTTCAGTACTGACATAACGCCCATCTTCGATTAACAGCCAGCGTGGACAATGGGTAACTAATGCCTGGCCATCTTCTAACAGCTTATTTCTTCGGTTAGCCCACGACTTTTTAGCCATAAACGATTTTCGTTCAGATTCCTGATATGCACGTTCGATACTGTTACTGAGTCGAGTAATACCCGAATCCTTTAACCGTTTCGAAAAAACCTGTCCTGTCCGAACTTCATAAATGCTGATATCACGATTGATGAAAAACGTGAATTCTTCAATTGCAGAAAAACCGGGTAAGCGTGAAAAACGGTCAACATCCTCGATCACTAATATTGCTGGCGTTTCGATTTCGTTATTCTCAACTCTCTGTTTAAACAGCCCTAAGTTCCCACGCTTGAAGTTATCACCCTTGAATGCTGAACGTCCTAAGTCTGGTTCCAGCATCTCGTAATTGTCAGCCGAAATAGTCAAGCCCAAGTCTTTAGGCAGTGACGCATAGTTGAGAAAATCGAGAACAGTAGATTGCTGACGTTCGATACCGAAACCTGCAACCTGCTGTAATGTACTGATTCGTGTATAAAGGTACGCCTTCGCATTCATTTTTTGTCACCCCAGTAGTACACCATTGGCGTATTTTATCACATGACTGCTCGCTGCTGCTGATGGGGCCACAATGGCATGAGCGTCGCGATCGCGAAACCAGCCTGCTGGGGCACAG